GTCTGTTTTTGACCATTAACTTCTATTTCTGATAGTCTTGTTTGTTCGTCAATAAACTGTGTAAAATCATCTTTTGCCGACTGATCAGCAAATCCAACGACGATATTATTCGACTTGTTTATGACATCTTGAACTCCTGACATAAACTCTTGCCTTTCAGCATTAAAGTTTTCGTAGTTCTGGCGTTGTTGTGCCTCTTGCCTTTGTTGAAGGTAATCTGGTATTTTGCTCATTCGCTGGTGTAAATTTTGTCTTATAGCTTCTCCTTTCTCACGGAATTGCTCCGGGGACATGCCAGAAGTTAGCCTTTCGATTTCATCTACTATTTGCTGATGTGAGCTTTCGGATAAGCCACCTTCTTCATTAGCGGTAGCTATACCCATTTCTGTATTTTTATTTAAAAGATAATTATACATTTGTCCTTTGAACAGTGTAGAATCTTCTGTATTCATCATTCTTTCGTACTGCATTCTTTCTTGAATGTACTCATTGACATTAATGCCTCTACTTACAATATTATGCAGATCAGGATCATTTTGATTTAAATGTTGGATTGCCTGAGTTTTTCCTACAATAAAATTCAGATGATCTTTTGTAAAATCTTTTTCGTCAAATTCCCCATACATAGACTTTAAGTCTATTTCGTTTTGATCTGCCCATTGATATAAAGCATCAAGATACTGATTATTTCCTGAATAAGCACTATCATTATCCTCTGAAGATAATTCTTGGCTTTGACCCTCTGGAGTTTGTTGACTGTTTTGTTCTTTGTTTATAGCGGATTCTTCATCATAGAAAAACTCTTCCTGTGATGTATCTACCATTTGAACCTGTGGTTGCTCTGTGTTAATCTCTACAGCATTATCTTCCAGATTTGCTGTGTCGTCGATTTCATTAATGTTTTCCATAATTTAGTCTTTTACTTTTTCTTTGCTACGTTTTGATGAAATTTCTAATTTGTTTTTGATGTCTTGCATCAATATCTGTGCTCTCTGTGTATGTGCATTAATTGCCAACTCTTGCTTTTGAAAGTCAAGGTATCTTAATTCTATATCTCTTTCGCTATCTGTCTTATATCTATCCTCTGCTATTTTATCTTGAACTTCTTGTTTTTTATTTATTATTTCTACATTTTTTAACTCAAGTTCTTTTTCTTTTAGCACCAAGTCCATTTGTTTCAACCTTTCTTGCATTTGCATATCCATCTGTTTCATCTGAGCATCCATTTGTGCTTTCATTTGAATAGCCTGTTGTTGAATATTCTCTCATTTCATGAACATTATCCATGTCAAGCATTTTAAGATATTGAGAGCCCTGAATTTGACCACTCTGAAGTTTCATTTGGCCTATTTGCTTAGCATTATCTATAGCTTCCTGTTCTTTAAGTCCTGCATTAACTAATATTTTAAACTGACCATTAAGGGAGCCAGCAGGAACTTTATATATTTCGTTCTCTACTTTATTCATTGTATAGCTACCCGCATGTTCAACATCTTTTCTTGATTCAAACAAGTTAGCAAGTCTTGTTAATCCTCTTTCTATTAAGTCTTCGTGCTCTTGATAATACGTTTCAACTGAAGCAGAAGATTGCTGTATAGACATTTTCATGGTGCCTACCTGATCAGAATTTGCCACCTGTCCTTCAAGGTTATTATAAATTCCTGTAATCATAGATACAAGATTTATAAGACTTTGCTTCATGTTGTCTATTAAAGATACTGAAGGAGATAAAGATTGGTCAAAAGTCTGGAACTGATTAAAAGAAGTATTTATTTTCTTGTTATTCTTTTTAACAGTCTTTATATACATTATCCCCTGTCTCATATAATAGTTCACTTCAGCGGGAGACATGCCATCGGGCTTCTGTGCTAAATCGTAAACAATTCCTCGCACTCCTGCCAATGCAATTAACAACTCTTCTTGGTAATGTAAGATATTAATGAGCTCCTGAATATCTCTGGTTTCCCATACAAGGCTACGGGCTTGTTGGAATCTATGAATGTTTTTACCAACAAAAGGAAGCTTAACATCGCTTTTGCTTTTATGGTCTCTTTGTATATCATCTCTTTTGCCTAAGGTAATATACGTTTCCATACCTATTCTAATCCCTTCCCATAAATCTATTCGGTGGCGCACTTCTATTTTTTCTCCACGTTTCTTTAATCTCTTTCTTTTAGCTTCTGTATTTACCATCTTCTTAGCTTCATCTACACTTAAGAATCTCATAAAGTCAGGTTTAGAAGAGAAAAATTTACTTTCCTTTTTGTTCTTTTTTATTAATGCAGGGATTCCTACATACTCTTTCCAATATGTTTGATATACAGGATAAAGTTCATTTGTAGAAGAATGGTCGGATTTTTCATCAAAGCCAACGTATTTCCCATCAGGCAAAACAGATAAATTAGAGGATGATCGTGCATGAAGGCGTGGCATTTCAGCTTTAATCTGAGAAACATCAGCTTCTGTAAGGTGTTTTCCGTATTCCGCTATTATTTGCTGAAAGGTCATATACCGTAACCGTACAGCCCAACCTAAGTCTTCAATGTAATCACATTCTTCACTATATTGATAATCTAAATATTCAGGTCTTACTAACTCAAAAGCAGGCTGGTCTTGACCTCTTATCCAATCTATATAATAAACAGGTTTATCTGTTATTAGCTTTTCTTCAAATGCTTTATTAAATAAAGTTCTGAGTCTATTGTTTTCAATATATCCATTTATAAGTTTCAATGATAAAACTTCTTGAATATCTTTATAAGAATATTTGTAGTATTTGTTTATTTTTTCACGCTCTTCGCTAGTTACATCTAATTCTACTCCTAATGATTCCTGAAGAGCTTTAATGTTTAAGTTTATTTCCATAACCATCTGCTCAGCTTCCGGAATTTCATTAAACTGCTGTAACAATTGTTGCTTCTGAGCTAAAAGCTGTTGCTTCATTTGTATAGATATTATTCGATTGTTTATTCTTAAATCAAATGAATCTACTATATCTTTTACTCTTTTTTCGCTTTTTCTTTCTATAGCATCCCTGTCTATAGCATAGGTGTTTACTTTAAATGGCCTCATCTTCTCTCTGGACTTAAGAGCCCTGAGTTTTGATGAAACTACTGGAATATGTCTAACTTCTGCAGGTTGTTTTAGTGAAACGGTTTTTATTGCTCCGGACTGTGTCTTTACCTTCTTGTCTAAATTCCTGTATAAATAATCAAAGTCTGAGGATGTAGATGTGTTTTGATATATCATTCTACAGTAGGCATCTTTTTGTTTCTCTGTCTTTACTAACTTTGAATTCTTGGGAGCGGAGAAGTTAAAATCAGACTCATCAATAAAGCTTTGAATCTTTTCTTTACATAGTCTTTCTTGTTCCTCTACAGAATAATCCTCTAAAGGTTTAGGCAAAACCATTACTACCGATAAATCTCCTCTGTAATTGTCATTCATAGTTAGTTATCGTAAAACCCATCAGGGTCGTCATAAGTAAAAGAATAGTTTCCTACTGACTCTATCCCGTTTTTCCCCTGAATAAATCCGGAGATAGGGAAGTTAAATTCATCATTCATCTCATTAGACTCATTGACTTCTATTCCAAGGTGCCTATTGTCCAACATATGCTCCAGAGCTAACATATTACTTATCGTGACATCATCATTATGCTTGTCCTTAGATGTTGTTTTTCTATATGCCAACGCCCTTGTAATGGATTCAAAGTCATACATATTAAAGAAATTCTCCTCAATGTATGTAGCGTAGTGTTCTTCCCACACATGCTTAGTGTTCGGATCAATACCATACTTGTTATCAACTTTAGAATACTTGGTTGCTGCGTATGTTATTGTAGGTCTTTCTTTTAGTAAATTCTCAAAACCCATATTCTTATAATAATCAAAGATATTAATATTTGACCATTCTATCAAATTTTGGCACATATTGTAGTACATAGACAGCTTCATGGTAGATTCATAAAACTTCTCCACTTTGCTTGGTCTCCAGGTTACCCTTGCTACAAACATATTACTTGTAGTATCGGGATTTAAATACCCTTTAAATATACTACAGCTTCCTAAAGAATCAGAAGTAGGAGCTTTTGGTTTATCGTAGCTATCCGTTCCTGCCCCATAGAGGCTATCGTATATTTCATCAGTAAACATGTACTCAAAATTGTTGCTATCTTTTGGTCTGTCGGGATGCTCTAAGATAAGATAGGGGTATTTTAAATCTCCATCGCTATCTGTATCTCCAACCTCTCCATCCATAGCAGGCACCCAACGCACTCCTACAATATGAGAACCTTTGTCTCTAAAGAGAACATTCCTTCTTCCTTTTTCATTATCACTTTTCCGCTCGGAATCATAGATAAACTCTATATTTCCCCACTGTTGCTTTTCATCCCAATTTTCTGAAAGCAATTTCTTTCTCTGCCTGAGAAGCTTCTCTGTGTTAAATGGAGATAAGCCGGAAACACTAAAAGCCTCGGTAGGAGTAAATGGCATCTGTGTTTTTTCTTCATGCAGATCCTTTTTATTATTTCCAAGCTTAAGCCTTTCTTCTTTCAGCAGTATCATCCCCTGCTCTTTATAGCTATTCCCATCGTGGTCCATTACATAATACTTCCATGCAGGAAAAAAGCAAGCACATGTGGTGCCGGGAGTAATGTTGTCATCCCATACATTTTCCACAGAAAGTAAATCGTAGCGCTCTGGATTATAAAACATAGTCATCATCTGACCTACGCCTTTAGACATCTCTCCACCTGTTCCTATGAATATTACTATCCTTCCTTCTTTCTTTCCTCTTTCAGCAATGGAAGGTCGAATCATACCATATACTTTCATCAACAGAGGATTGATACCCGCCTCTTCCATAATTACAAGGGTAGGAGACTTTCCTGATGCCGCCTGTGAATTATCTTTAGTTGTAATGGCAAAGCATTTGGATTCATAACCTTTTGTTACTCCCATACCTACTTTGTATCCACTCCAAAACTCTTCAGGCTTATCTTTTCCTGCAGACCTTCTTTTATAGAAAGGCCTCCCGGCGTTAGCCTTATTGGGTGATAAAGCATCTAACCCTGTTCTGCATTTTGCGGAGGTATTCATAGAGTAAGCATCTAATCCTGCTACTATCAGAGATTCTGATGCAGGGAAAAATGTAAACTCATAAGCAACAAGGGCAGCAACTTTTTCGCTAAAGCCTATCTGTCTACGCTTTAGCATCATTATGTTTCGCTCTTCTTCTCTTGCTTGTTCTACTAAGTCAAAGAACTCTTTATCTAAGTCTAAAAAATGTGGAGCAATATATCCGGCACCTCTTTTTTTCGCCTTTATTCTCCAATAATTAAGATACCAGTAATGGGATCCCTGAAGCAAGACTCCTCCAACTTCATAACCTTCTAAGCACCTTCTTCTCTCTTCATACCAAAAGTCTAGATACTTTTTAGGGTAATTTATTGCAACAACTTTTCTTGTCTTTCTGTCTGGCTCATCATACACCTCCCATTTGTTTGAGTATGGAGGAGGCCTGTGCTCTTGGTCATATATGACAGGAGAAAACAATTCTACATTTCTATATTTTTGCTTCTTTTTGT